CTATGCGAGGGTGTGGCCGGCAGCGGCAAGCGCCTGCTCAAACGACTCGCAGTCGGGCACCCGCAGCAGCGGGGTCATACCGTTGGCCGGGTCACCGTCGGCGTCGAGCACGTTGGCATCGGCGTCCGACAGAAACACGTCCGCGTGGGTCGGGAGGTGGGCCTCCTTGATCGGGAGCGCCAGCCCTGTCCGGGCTTCGATCGAACCTCCGACGTCGAACCGGGGGATCGTCACCAGGAGGAAGACGCCGTCTTCACGGTCGCCGCAGTAGTAGTGGTTGGTGGTCGGGCAGTACCGCGAAAGTCCCTGCCCGACAAGGGTTGCTGTTGCCATATCTCCTACTTGTAGAAAACCCAGATGACACCGACAGCGCCGGCACCGCCGACGCCGACTTGGTTGGGGGCTCCGTTGCAGTTGCCTCCGGCACCTCCGCCACCGCCGGGGTAGCCACCGTCTCCGCCGTTACCTCCGACGTTCAGCGACTGGACAGCTCCACCACCGCCGCCGCCTCCGGCGCCGCCACACTTGGTGGTGGCCCCAGCGGAGACCGAACCGCCCGGCTGGCCGGGGGTTCCCCAGGTGCCGTTGTTGCCGCCCGGCGCTCCGCCGGCAGCTACCGCTGTCGACTCGCCTTGCTGCGCGATGTCGCGGCCGGTGCCCATGCCACCGCCGTTGCCGCCCCGGCCGGGGGCCGAGGTCGTGGGGGCGTAGCCGAACTCCCCGGGGATTCCGCCTTCGCTGCCGTGGTCCGGCGAGGCGAGGAGAACCGTCCCGGTGTGCGGGGTGGTCGTGTTGGCCACCCGGATGTACGACTTGTTGCCCTGGGTGCCCACCTGGAAGTCGAGGTTGGTGATCCCGGTCAGGTCTATCGGCTGCGCGAGGAACGACCCGTCGAGCCCGCCGATCTTGCCTACGGCGCTGCCGCCGTTGGTGCCGTTGTCACCCTTCTGCCCGCCTCCGACCACGATGCCGTTGCACAGGGTGTGGGGCGGTACGGCCCAGTTGGTCTCGTTGGACGTGACGGTGTGCACCGTCCAGCCGTTGATGACGGCGTCTTTGATCGCCTCCACCGTGGTGATGACTTCCGCAGCGGTACCGGTGCCGGTCGTGACACCGAACCACTTGTCGAAGAAGCCTTTGAACGCTCCGGCGACGTTGTTGCCGAGGTCGACCAGGCCCTCCACCGCATCCTTGGCGACCTCACCGATCAACTGGCCGGCGTCGTAGCCGCCGGTCTCGTTGAGGTGCTGGGTCTGCCCGGTGAGGTGCGCCCACCAGTCCTTAAACCCTTGCACCGCAGCGGTAATCGGGGTGACCACCCATCCAGCCACGATCTCGAAAATCTGCCGGAGCTCGGTCGAGACGGTGTTGAACGTGTTGGTCAGCCACGCGGTGAACCCCTCCAGCGTGAGGGGAATCTTCGACGGATTCAGGGCGCCGAGAATCTTCGACACGGCGGTGCCGATGTCGAGGATGTCCTCTTCCAGCCAGTCGGGAACGAGCTGGCCGAGGAGCTTGAGTGCTTCGAGCGGGAGCTGCGAAAGGGCCTGGCCCAGAACGTCGATCGCGTTGCCGAGGTTGAACGACGGCAGTTGGAACAGCCCCTTGATGGCATCCTCCGAGCCGGTCTGGCCGAAGTTGGACATCGGGGCCTGGATGCCGCCGAGGCCGTCGTACTTGACGACAGCCCCACCGCCGATGGTGAACGCCCCGTCGGGGGCGACGATCGGACTGGTGTCGTACCCGGTGTCGAGGTCTACCGTCACGTCACCTCCCCGAGGTCGTCCGGAGCGGAAGGCGGTCGCTTGTCGGGGACGTGGATGGTGATCCACGCCAGCAGCTCTCGGATGTACCGGACAGCCGCGTCGAGCCGGGTCGTCTTCACCCGGTTGTCGGCTTCGAGGGCGTCGAAACGCCCACGGAGCTCTGCGAGTTCGGCCTTTACGGGCACCAGCAGCGATGCTGCTGTCTCCGCGATGATCTGGGCAGCCTCTGCGTCCAGCTTCGCCCCGGACGACTTATCCTTCCGGCGCTCAAAGAGTTTGGTGCCGACGATGCCGGCAAGTACGCCGGACGGCCCACCGACCGCTGCCACCCATTCCAGGGCGCTCACTTGGTGGCCTTGTGAATCCAGTAGCCGAGGACCACCGGTCCGATCAGGCTGTAGCAGGCGATGACCTGCTCCAGGATTCGTGGGTCGAGCAGTTCGTGACCGGCCACCAGGCCGGCCAGGTTCGCCAACGCGAACAGGATGCCCCGCACCACAGCGGGGGAGGGGACCTTGCTCTCCAGCTCGGAGAGCTCCCCGTCTTCGTTAATGTCCCAGGGGCTCATCAATTCACTTCCTCTGCAACGTGTTCCGGCACTGCGGCCGGGCGGATGATCCCGAGTTCCTCAAGGCGATTGACCAGCGCGTGGTTCTCCTGGATGGTGAACTGAGCGGGGTCTGGCAGCCGCATCGGCGCCGGAGCCTCGCGGTCCACGTCGACCCAGGTGGTCGCGTTGTTATAGGCGTGCCGAGGTCCTCGGATCGCGGGAATCTTCTTGATCTGCTGCTTCGGCAGCTTGCTGATGTGGATGTTGCCGTTCTCGTCGGCAAGCCGAGCGATGTAGCTGATGTGGAAACAGCCTGCTTCCACAAGGTGTTTCGACCACCGCCGCAAGATGGCGGGGTGGCTCAGGGCGCCGGTGCCGGCGATAGTCGGCAGGTTGTGGAGAGCCCAGAGGTGGTGTTCCTCTGGGTTGTCCATGTTCGCTTCTTCCTGATACGGAATCACGTTGCTCCTAGTTACTTGTCAAGGGGGCTACAGCACCCCAAGCGCGCCTAGGTTGCTGTTGAGGTCCCGGATCATCTCGAATGCCTTGAGCACCGGGTCTTCTGGTTCTCGGTAGCCGACGGCGATCTCCCAGCCCTTCGGGCCGTCCTTGCCCCACGAATACTTCAGTCGGGTCACCCGCTCCACGAAGATCGTGAACGGATTGGGCCAGCCCAGTGGGCAGGTACCCACCCGGTTGCCAATCCAGAAGTGCCCGTAGCCGGGGGCTCCGGCGTAGTACGGGGCGGCGTCCGACACCTTGATGGTGTGGGCTGTCCGGTCCCTGGTAGCCCAAAGCTGCATCCGGGCAGCGAGAATCGCGGACAGCGTGAACGCCCGGTCGGCGCCGTCGCACCACGCTTCGTTGTAGTGGAAGTCGCCCAGGCCGTTCTTCACACCGGGGATGCCCCCGGCCCGGAAGACCGCAGGGACCTCCATGAACGCGAAGAACACGTCCTCGTAGAAGATCTTCGCTACCGCGTCCATCACGCCGCCGAGCGGCGGAAGGTCGATCGCGGTGCCGAACGCACCGCCGGCAGCCAACGCCGAGTTGATGAGCGAGGTGAGGAAGTCGCCGGCCATGTTGACACCGGCCGAGATCGCCTCGTTGATGCCGGGCATCGAGTGCCCGCCCATCAGGAACGACGTCGCGGTGGCCTCGTAGTAGTTGAACTCCGAGGACTTGATGCCGGTCCAGACGCCTTCCTCGAAGACGACCCACGGCACCTTGGGCGCCGTGCCGAGGTACCAGGGCACGTAGTAGTCCCCGGGGAACTCCGGATCACCTTGGTAGAGGTCGACGTTCGGCGTCATGCCATCGCTGGAGACGCCTTGGATGGTGCGGACCAGCCCGGTGAGCAGCGAGCCACCCCACGAGGAGCCCTCGCCCCAGTCCGAGTTGTCGACGATGTCCCACACGGCGCAGCCGTGGCGAATCGGGATGTGCTGGAACAGGTCTTCGATGAAGTCGACGTTCAGCTCACCCTTGAGGTCTTCAAACGGGTGGGGGTCTCCGTCGAGATACCGACGGACCTCGATCGTCAGTTGAGACTCTGCGAGCACCTTCTTGGCCACGTCGAAGAACGACTTGAACCGTGAGAAGACGATCGTGATCGGGGAGTTGTCCCCGAGGAACGGGAACGGCTTGACGATGTTCCGCCAGTTTGCTGGATTGAACGAGAACGGCATCCACTCGTTTATGTCGAGCGGGTTGTCCGGGATCGTCCACAGCGACGTCTCGATCCGAAGTATGTTGACGAACAACGTCAGAAGCAGGCACCACTTGGCCGGACCGAACAGAATCCACATCTTCGGGAATTGCAGCTCGGGGCGCAGGAACGGGTTTGCCCAGCAGTAGATGAACTTCAGCTCTTCGATGTCGTGCTTGAAGTTGATCTCCAGGTAGCGATCCCCGTCTTCGGTCTTGACGACCCGGTAGTTCGCCATGCGCCCGGACCACCGGGCGCCCTGCTTGTCGAACGTGACGTGGACGTTCCGCTTCTCGCGGCCCTTGAAGTCCATCACCCACTTGGCGAGGTAATGGTCCAGCGAGAGCTGGAGTTGCGCTGTGCCCGTGTCGTTCTCGACGAACTCGAAGTCGCCGGCACGTTCGCCGGCAACCTCACCCCGGAGGCGGTAGTCACCATCCCAGAGGCGGATCATCGGCGGCTTGAGCCGCTCCTTCTCTCGCTTCCGTTGGCGGTCCTTCACCTGGAGCCAGAGAGCGTCGTGCTGGGCACGGGTTTGCATTCCGCTACCCACAGCAAGCCCACTTTCCGTCGGCCGTCCAACCCATCAGGGCGGACGGCACCGACTTATTGCACAGGTGGCACTGGGAAAGCTGTTCGCAGTTTCCGCAGTGGCACAGGATGTTTCGTTCGTGATCTGTCATTCGAGGCCCCACGGCCGCGACCACGCCCGGATGAGCCGGAGCGTGACCATCTCGCCGGGAGGGCAGCCAGACACGGTGATCTCGAATGTCTTGTCCCGGGTGTAAGGCGGGATGTAGTTCCGGAAGCGGACCCCGTTCATCCGAGCCCAGAGCTGGGAGCCGTTGGCCGCAACCACCTGCTCCTCGCGGGGATCGGTGTTGATGACCGCGTCCTCGCCGGGGTACGTGACGCCCTCGCGGATGACGGCTGTCTGGGCGGTGCCCGTACCTCCGGGGCCTGTGACCGCCGAGGCGTCCACCAGGATCAGAGGGAGGTTCTCACCCTCCAGGTTGCCTTTGTACTCGATCAGGTAGGGCTTCCCGCCGTCCTGCTTGGCCGTGACCGTCGAAGACGCTCCGGTGCCTCCTGTGAGGCCGGAGGTGTTGATGACCAGCGGGGGCAGGTTGTCTCCGGCGTACTTGCCGCCGCCGAACCAGTACGGGGAATTCCACTTCACCGTGACCTCGCGGTCACCGTCGTTCTCCGGCTTGACCATGATGTCGACGCCGTAGCCACCCGAGAGCGAGCCCAGGTCGTAGCCCAACGGCATCAGGTCGATACCGGACAGGCCACCGATGAACTCGATCTTCCACGGCTGGTAGGAACCGGCCTTCTTGGTCACCTTGACGTCGGACGCACCGATGTTGCTCAGCGCCTTGAGCCGGTCGGCCACCGTCTTAGCGGAGGCGTTCCACGCGATGTCAGCGGTCTGCTGACCGTCGAACGACAACCGGAACGATCCGGAGGTCGGCTCACCGACCAGGTAGACGTACTGAACCTCGTTGTGCGAGTCCACCTTTACGTCGATGTCCCAGTAGTCCAGGTTGGGCAGCTTGGCCAGCGCCGTACGGATGCCGTCGGCCCCGGTGTTCGGCTTGATGCCAGCCGTGGTCTGCCCGTCGAACGTGATCGTGTACGTGCCCCCGGTGTAGCTACCGGAGATCGCGAACGACTGAATCTCGTTCCTCGACACACCCCGGGTCACCGCCACGTCGTCAAACGCGATGCGGGACAGCGATTCCAGCGCCGCCTTCACCGTGGAGGTGTTGGCGTTGTACGGGATCGGAGCTGTCCACTCGACGACACCGGAGAGGTTCTCCATGCCGAGCTTGTAGGTGCCCCCCGAGGGGCGCCCGTCGATGACGTACGAATGAATCTCGCGGGTCCGCAGGCCCCCGATGAGGCCCGGCAGCCGCACGCGGCGGTTGGCGTAGTCCTCGTCCTCGAAGGAGTAGTCAGGGAGCGTCCAGATGGCCGCTGGCGACTTCGGGGCGCCCAGCCAGGGCAGCCCCGGGATGTAGGGCTCCGCCGGCTTCTGCGTCGATCCTGGGACCGACCAGATGGGGAAGGTGATGTTGTCGGTGGGGTTCAGTCCGCCTCGGCCGTCGTCGGGATCGACTGTGATGTACAGGGTTTCCTTCGGAAGGTCCTTCTGTGGCCACGGCCACGGCAGGGGGTTCGGGTCGAACCGGGTGTCGGTCTGGGTCACGGCCTCGTAGACGACGTCGTCCTCATACCAGAACGGGTCGCCGGAGATGCAGACCATCGCGCAGCGGTTGATGCCGTTGGTGCGCGGGTCGTTGAAGAGTGAAACGTCGGGGGACTCACCGAGCCGCAACCGCAGGTAGCGGTGGCCGGACTCGGGGGTGGTCACGTGGAGGATGCAGTCTTGGTCGAAGGCCCATGCCTTGCGCCACTCGGAATCCCTTGAAATCCAAGAGTTTGCGCCTTTGTCGTTCAGAATCTCGACGCCGAAGACGATGTCTCGGCGGAGTATCCGGTGACTCAGGTAACGGGCGCCCGGCCAGTTGCCGGGCTCCTCGTAGACGACCTTCACAGGCGGGTCGTAGAGACCCTGGACTCCTGTCCCCAGGTACACCCCCCGGTCCCCAGCGTTGGGGCCGGCGAGGGTGAACCATTCTCCGTTTACACCTTCGAGCTCAACTATCGTCGTCTCGTCGGTGAGCATCGGACTCCTATCTCAGTTGTATTGGAGGGCCTGCTTATTCAGTTGGTTGTTCTTCACAGCGATGGCCTCATCGACGTTCTGGACGTTGAAGTTGAAGACGCTGCCGAATGCCTGCTGCCCGAATCCCTTGAGCCAGTCGAGACCGGCCGTCAGTGCGCCGCCCCCCTGGATGCCCAGGTCGCCCATGAACTGCTTGAGTCCGGCGTCAGCCACGCCGACACCTGCGTCCATGCCCTTCTTCAGGTACTCGTCGAGGTTGACGTTGATGCCCTGCTGGGCCTCGTCGTACTTGCCCGCGTAGGAGAGCTGCTGCTGCTGGAGCTTGAGCTGCTCCTGCTCCAGTTGGATTTGGTCGATCTGGCCCTTGATGGCTGCCTTCTGGCCCTTGTCGCCGGTCTGTGCCTGCTGGACGCGCAGTTGCTGCTGCTGAATCTCCAGCTCCTGGGAGCGCATCTTCAGCATGTCGAGCTGCTGCTGTTCGGCCTGGCTTAGCTTGCCCGGCTTGGTGTTTCCACCGAGGAGGCCCGGGAGGCCTCCGGCGCCCAGCGTCTTGCCGAGCTGCTTGGTGCCGGTGTTAATCGCGCTGATCGAGTCGGTCAGGCCGCCCATTCCGCCACCGAAGTTGAAGTTCAGCGCCAGCCCGGAGGCGTCACCGAACACATCCTTGATCGCCTGGAAAACCGTCCGGAGCTTGTCCAGTACGGTGCCCGTGCCGTTCTCCAAGCCCTCGGCCATACCCTGCATGGTGTAGTCACCGATGTCGCGGAAAACCCTTGATGGGGAGTGGATTCCGAGGTCTGCCTTCGCGGCTGCCGTCACCTGGGATGCCAGGTTGCGTGCTGCGACGATCGCGGAGCCGATGTTCGCGTTGATGCCGTTGGCCATGCCGTTGACCAGCGCGGCGCCGGCCTGCTGGCCAGCCACAGCCATCCCCGAGAGGGCGGCGGTGATCTGCGCAGGGAGGCCCTGTGCCCGCGTGGCGATCTGATCGAACGCGCTGATCGCGCCTGCCTTGATCGCCTCCCACTGCGGGGCGGCGGCTGCCGCCAGTCCGGCGAACGACGAGGTGATCGCACCGGTCATCGAGTTGAGGCCGGCGGCGATCGACTCACCCATCGAGGTGGCCTGCGCCTTCACGGCGTTGATCTGCTCCCCGACGAACGCCGGGATCGAGGACCACGCTGCCTTGAACGCCTCGAAGTTCGGGGCCGGCAGAGACTCACCAGATGTGGCCTGTTGCAACGAACCTCGGACCTGTGCGGTCACGGTGTCAACGAACGTCTGGTACTCCGACATCTTGGCCTTGGCCGGCTCGGTAGCCGGTGGCTGAATCGGAGGCAGCGGCGGGATCGGCGCCGCTGCGGCCTGCTTCAGGGTGTCAAGGGCGTTGGTAGCTGGTGCTACCGCCTGAGGCACCTGCGCGGCCTGTTGGCTGGCTCCACGCAGCACGTCGAGCGCACTGGTGGCTTGCTGTGCCTGCTGAGCCTGGTTAGAGGTCCCCGCCAGGAACTGACCCAGCGCCGCATCGCTCTGGGCGGCGGCGGTCCCTGCATCGGAGAGGGACTTGGCGTACCTATCGACCGCCTGCTGACTAGCCGATACCTTGTCTGATCCATCCTTGCCGAGCGCCTCGTTGGCCAGCTTGATTCCGAGTCCGGCGGGGTCAGTGAAGAGGTCCTTCAGGTAGCCGCTGAACTTCGACACCTTCGAGATGCCGTCGGTGATCTTCTCGATCCCCGTGAGGAAGTTCTCGATGTCCGGCTGGAGCTGCTTGAATCCATCAGCGATGATCTGGAACGAATTCGACAGCGACGGAAGAGTTCCCGTGATGAGGGTCCGGAGTTCCTGGAAGAATCCGATCATCTTCTGGCCGAACTGGGGGTCGGAGATGTCGGCCCAGCCCTGCTTGAACATGTCCTTCAGGAGCCCGCCGACTTCGCCCAGGGTGCCCTTGAGAGCCGACATAGCCGAGTCGAACTGCGAGATGCCGTCCGGACCCTTGGTGGTGATCTGGGTGACCCAGTCGCCGAAGTCCTTCATCATCCCGGAGAACGCGGTCCCTAGGTTCGGGAACCGAGAGGCCAACTGGTCGGCTAGCGTCAGGAATCCCTGGGTGAACGAAGCGACACCGGGGGCGGCGTTGGAGAATGCCCGGCCGATGTTGGACAGGATGTTCTGTATCTGCGCCATGCCTGGGCCGGACGCAATGACGTTGACGAACGACGCTGCCCAGTCGGACAGCCCGTTGGCGATACCCGACATGCCGACCTTCATCGGCTCCATCAGGTTCAGCAGTTGGTTGAACACCGGAGTCAGCCGGGACTCGAAGACACCCGAGACGCTGTCCATGACCTTTTCGAGGTTGGCGCCCGGGTGCTTCTTGCCCTTTTTGTCTGTGGTCATCAGCCCGGAGTTCTCCAAGGCCTTGCCAATCCCCTTGAACCCCAGGGCAACGGCTCCGAGAGGGGCCAGCACACCGGCCAGTAGGCCGGGAAGCGTGACCAGTGCACCGCTCACGACAGCCAAGGCTGGGGCGATCAGCGGGAGCATCAGGAGGATTGCGCCCCAAGACAAGTCGGGAGACTTGCTTAGTGCGTTACCGATGCCGGTCAGCGACCCCTCTGCGGCCTTCAGCCCGTCCTGCACGCCGTTTCCGGCCAGGACCGAGACACTCTTCGATAGCGCCTTTAGGCCGGCGACCTCCGCTGCGATCTTCGCTCGTTGTCCTGCCGCCAGTTCCAGGTTGACAGGAATCTTGGCGTGGACGCTGCGGCTGATCGAGGCGGCGAGTGCTCGCGCTTCGACACGCATCTTCTCGCCGTCGGGGGTAAGCGGAACCTTGCCCTCGATGTTGGCCATCGCCGTTTTAACTTCGGCCAGTGCCCGTTCCTGGAAGCGGTCCAACTTTGGGACCATCTCGACCTGGACGCGGGCGTCGTGTTCTAGTTCGCGGACCTGCTCTTGGACTTTGGTGCGCCAGTCCGAGGCCAGCTCCAGGTCTACGGGAATCTTCTGCTTTACCTGCTCGCCAAGGGATTTCAACTCCGCCGCCATGACGCGGCGGGCGACCTCTCCGTTGACGTCGAGTGGTGTGTGCTGTTCTAGCTGGGAGCCTGCCTTCTTCAGGTCGGCCAGCATCCGCTTCTGGAAGGCGTCCAGTTCGGCTTTGGCGCTCTTGGTGTCTACGGTGACCTTGGTGCGGCCCTCAGGGAGGTCCTGGACCGCCCTCTCGACCTCCGGCCGGACTCGGCTGGTATCGGCGCCGACGGGAACGTCAGCATCGATGCTGGCCATGTCCCGGTGGATATCCTCTTCCAGCCTGCGCCGGAAGCCCCGGGTGTCGGGGGTGACCTTGATCGAGATTGTGCCGACGTTCTGGCCAACTTCACCGGCCATCTCAGGCTCCTCTCTGCGCCTGCCTCTGCTCGTCGAGAAGCGAGTGCGCGATGAATGCGAATGAGCCCGGCTTCGGCGCGGGCTTGGTCTCCGGCTTGTCCTCGGGCATCGGGTACATCGGCTGCGGTTTGGGCGCCGACTTCTTGGGGTCCCGATTGGCCAAGATGAATAGGAACGTCAGGACCTTCATCTGGTTTATGAGGTGGACCATCTGGAATCGGTCGTGGCCCCACCCTCGGAACCTCTGCCCGCCTCGGAGCTCCGCGACGTACGCGGACTCCAACGGGAGGTATTTGATAAGCGCCAGAACATATCTGGGCGAAATCGGATGATCCTCCGAGAACAAGTCCCGGAGGTCCACACCGTAGTAGTGCCGAAGATCGGCTACTAGCTGCTCGCCGTTTCGGTCGATGATTCCGGCGAGCTCTCGGCTTCCCCCAGTTGGGTCGCCTCCTGCCACTGGGTCAGGACGGACACGGCGAGCTGGAAGTCTCCGCCGATCTCCCGGACCAGTCGCTTGCCGTTGGCAGCCGCGACGGTCTCCAGTACGGAGCAGACCTGGTCGGTGATGTAGTCGACGTCGTCGATCGTCAGTTCCTCGCCGGCTTCCTGCTTGGCCAGGCGGGCCTGGAACGCCTCGATGCTGGCGGATACGGCCTTGCGGTCGGACTTGCCGAGCCGGATCAAGCTGCGGAGGATGATCTCGGTACCGTCGCTCAGGACGGCCTTGGCGGGTGCGAATTCCTTCTCAATCTCCTCGCGGAGAGAGTCCAGGGTGAAGATGTTGCTCATGGTTTAGCGGACCTTTCGGGTTGTGCGAGCGGGCAATTGGGGTGCGGGGGAGGGGAGCCCGCTAGAAACCCCTCCCCCTGGTAGACAAGTGAGTTACTTGTCAAGTCGGGATCAGGCGAACAGCTTCTTGTGAATCCAGTCGAACATCCGTCGGCCCGGGAGCTTCAGGAACGTCGCCTTGATCGGCAGGGTGCCGAAGTCGTCGGTCGCCAGCGAGATCGAGTCGTCTCGTCGGATCGACGCCTTGGGGGCGTAGAAGCCGATCTTGAGCGGGCCGTCCACGATGATGACCAGGAACGCCTTCTCGTTGGTCGGCGTCTTGCCGCCGGCCACGCCGAACACGCCGGAGGTGGTCGAGGCGTTCTCGCCGTAGTAGAGCTCCAGCGAGTTCTTATCGAACTGGGCGAGCTTCACGGTCACGAAGTCGGCAGGCGGATCGCCTTCGACCTCGCGCAGCGCGGAGTTCTGCCAGGTCCGCTTGACCTCGGGGTCGCCGCCGTCGAAGCCGAACTCCGGTAGGTCATCGGCGCTGGTGTGGCCCACCGGGCGCCAACCATTCGGGGCCTTGAGCTGGCTCACGGTGACCGAAGGAGTGGTGCCGCCGGTAGCGGTGCCGGTGATCGTCAGGGTCGAGCCCTGCTTCGAGCCGACCACCGCGACGTCGTAGCCGTCCATGTCGCCGGCCGTCACGACGACGTTGCCCACGCCGACGCCGGCCAGTGCTTCGAGCGCGGCCTGGACCGCCTCGGGGGTGGCGTCCGCATCGAGGTCCGGGGTGCTGACCGCCGCGACCGTCAGCTTGAAGGTGTCCGGGGTGCCGCTGAGAGCGACGTGGAGCACCTGGGCGCCGAAAGTCTCGGGAGTGGTGGCCTCAAGCTCGTCGGGGGTCGGAGCCGGAGTGCCGGGAGGGGCCGTGAACAGGAAGCCCTGTGTAGCAATGACAACGGCTTCATCGTTCTGTGCCATGTGATCTCCTTTACGTTGATCGGGGAGGGCGTTGCCCTAGTTGGATGAGTCCCTGGATTCGCCATGAGTCCTGGAACGGGGAGCTGAACTGAGTGGCGCCCATCGTTTCCTTGAGGGAACCGAGGTAGCCGAACTCCGTCTGGGTGCGCTTTCGGACCGCCTGCCGGAGCACGTAGACCGCGTCCGCGTAGAGGTCCTCTGTCTCCGGGAGTCCCTCTGTCCCATAGGCAGTCAGCTCGATAACCGGCTTGGCGAACAGGTCTTCGTGGCCGGTGAGCTCGGTGCCGCCTACTCGGCGGACGTTGAGCATCGGGAATTGTCGGTAGTCGATGTTGGGACCCCAGGTCGTCACGGTGACGCCGGGACCCATGCCCTCCCGCAACAAGGGGAGGACGATCTTGGCGATGCGGGGGAGCCGTGCCACGTCCCTCCTCTCTTAGGTCAGGCCGGCGGCGTGGTGCAGGATGTACTGCCCGTCAGGGGCTTTCGTCGGTGTACCGGCGAACATGCCGGACGGTTCGTGGCCGAACTCCAACGCGACTGCGTCGGGGCCTTCTAGCGTGAAGTGGGCGTCAATCCCGTTGGGGTTCTTCACCGCGTCGCTGTGGTACTCGTGCGCGGTCGACTGGTCGTGCTTCACCCACCGGGTACTCGCACGTTGCTTCGCAATGAGTGACTCGACGTTTCGAGAGCCCTCTTTGGCGGTGTCCCATACGTGGTCGACCACGCCATCCTCGTGAGAGACAACGGCGTTCATCATCTTGTTCGGGATGAGCTTCAAGGAGTACGACATCAGAACCGCTTGATGGTGTAGGTCTTGTGTGCGGTCCGGGGCGACGAGTTGTAGACGTTGACGTCGCCAAAGATGACCCAGCGCTTGCCCTGCCACTCGATCTGCGACTGCATCCCAATTTCGTGGGGCCACGACCGAGGGAACCGGATGGAGTAGACCCGCTCGGACTCGAAGCCCTCGTTGTCCTGCTCCTGCCGGCGGGACGAGGTCCCTGACTGGCCGATGACCTGAATCCTCACTCGCGCAGGGATTCCCACGTCCGACGGCCGGGTCCGGGTATTCCCGTCCTCGTCGGTGCCGGCCTCTTGGAGGTAGACGATGACGTCGTCGGTGGACTTGTCGAGGAGGCTCATGTTGGCCTCTTCTGGTTGCCCCAGTAGATGCGCCAGTCGTGCACGCAATTGTGGGGCTCGTCCGGGTCCGTGTAGTGGACGCACTTGTTCGGGTTGAACATCCGGCTGCCGATGACGATCGGCGCCCCTGGAACGAGCTCTGGCTCGCCGTAGCTCATGTCGGCATCACCAGATTCGGGACGATCGTGAAGAACCCGGTTGTCGAGACACCGAGGGTGTCCCACTCGCCCGGCTTGACCTCCAGCTCTCCGGACGTCAGATCGTTCTGGAGCATGTAGGTGTAGTTGCCGTCGGTCTCCGACAGGTACCCATCGGGGTTGCGGGCCAGGCGGAGAACCATCTGGGCCTCAACCTGTTTCACGTCCTCGACGTCGATAGCGCCGTTGGTGACCTGGGTGTCCAGGTCGGTGATCGTCCGGCGGATCATTCGCTCCGCGTCGTCGAGGCGAACCTCGATCAGCGAGACGACTCCGGGGCCGACGTCGTCGGCGCTCTTGGCCCACCGCTTCAGGACGTCGATGGCTTCTGCGTATGCCATTCGGTCTCCTCACTGAGTAAGGGCGGGGAGCTGGTGGGCTCCCCGCCGGTTACTTGTCAAGCCGGGATCAGGCCAGTGGCTTATCGGTGAGCTTGACGAACGAATCCTTGTCGTTGACCAGGAACGCGAACTCGGCCTCGGCACGGACCGCGACCATGTTGTGCTGCCACAGCGAGATGAGCTCGGAGCCGTCCTGGGCCTCGCTGAAGTCCAGGGTGGCCTGGTCGGTGACGTCGAAGCTGATGCCGCCGATCTGACCCCAGATGACCTGGGAGAAGTCGCCCATGACGCCGACCACGCGGTTGCCGGCGGTGCCCTTGGCGACGTGGTCGCTCAGCACGGTCGGGCGGCTCAGGATACGGCCCTCGCGGAACGGGTTGGTCAGCTCCGAGTAGGTGCTCTCGACGAATAGCGGCCGACCGTTGGCGTCCACGCTGCCGTTCATGTACGGCTCGGTGACGTTGTCCAACAGGGTGCCGTTCCACTTCTTCCCGCCGTTGGCGAGAATCTTCAGGGCGTCCACGCCGAGCGACTGGTAGACGTTGGTCTCCACGCCGGTACCGGTCTCGACATCCGCGATCGAGACCTCCTGAGTGGTCTCGGTCAGGTAGCCCTTGAAGGCCGCTGGCTTGTTGGTGCCGTGGATCGCAGCCGCGTCGAACGCCATCGCGAACGCCTCGACGATCTTGGTCTGCATGACGTTGGAGTAGTTCAGCGGGTTGAGACGCACGACTTCGGCGCTCTCCGCGAAGATCACGGCGATCTTGGTCGGCTTCAGCTCCTGCTTGCCGAACGAGCCCTTGGTAAGCGGCTTCTGGTCGCCTTCGCCGACCCACGAAGCCTGAACCGAGCCGGTCCAGTGCGGGATGCTGATGCCGGTCGGACCCATCGGGACCTTGCGGGCCAGCTTCTGGACGATGGAGGTCTTCTCCATCTCGGCGAAGTAGTCCTGTGCCTGTTCAGGGGTCAGGAACGCGCTGAAGTCACTGGTACCAGCGGCGGTAGATGGAACTGCCATTAGTTGTTGCCTCTCTTACTGTTTGGGGGGTTACTCAGCGGGCGCCGACAGCGGCCTTGAGCATGTTCACGACGCCGTTGCCGTTGAGCGGCACGACGTCTCCGCCAGAGCCCTGCGAGGGGTCGGTGGCACGGGGGGTCGGAGCGGAGTCGGCCTTGCGCTTGCCGTAGACCTTCAGGACCCGCTCCAGCGAGCTGGTGATGCCGGCCTCGTCGGTTCCCTGGACCAGATCAACCAATTCCAGGACGTCTGCGGCTTCGACGCCGTCGGCGGCGAGCACCGCCCGCAGCTTCAGGTTGTCAGCCTGGGCAGCGCTGAGATCGGCTGTGAGAGCCGCGATCTGGGTGTCCTTTTCGGCCAACTGCGGTTCGTATTCGGTCACCACCTCGGCCCGGGTTTCGGTCCGAGCGGCCTCGACCGCGTCCTTCGCCTCGACGCGGCGCCGGGCGTTCTCCGCCCGCAGGTCCGCGACGTACTCCGCGCTGAAGGTCTTGCCGTCGGCGGTGTCGGGGGTGTCTGCCGGGTCGGCGTTTGGTGCGTCGGACATGTTGAATTTGCCTCCTGGGCATGTGAAAGGGCATCCAGCCCTTGTGGATTGGCTACGCGGCGAGTGCTGCGTATTCGGATGCGTCGATCTGGCCGGAGGCCAACATGCGACGTAATGCGTTGATCGCCAGCTCGTTTCGGGTGAACTTCTTGCCCTTGCGCTTGCCGGACCTGTGGACTGGATCGTCCTTCTCTTCCTGGATGGCGATCTTGGTCGCCTCACCCCAGAGGTCTCGGGCTCGCTCCATAGCGGCCTTCCCGACCCAGTTCGCCTGGCGCTTGAAGACCGGGACGACTTTGCAGTCACACCCGGTGTGCCATTCGTTCATGTACTCGGAGATGTCCTCGCCGTTGGCGATCATCTGCGCCGCTGTCTCGTCGTCGAGGTCCAGCCCGGACGACGAAGCGGAGTAGTACACCGGGCCTCGGGAGACGAGCATCAGGCACCAGCCGCAGGTCTCCCTGCCGGTGGCCACCCGTGCCCAGCCTCGGACGAGTCCCGAATCGTCTTGCACCGCATGGATGAGCTGACGCCTGCCGGCGTTCTCGACCTCGCGGACGACGCGGAGCGCCAGGTTGGTGAGCGCGTCCTCCGGGGAGTCCATCAGGGACATCCGGGGCCGGACGGGCTCCATGTTCTCGGCGAACCACTCGTATTCGTACGACTCCAGGAACTGATCGAACCGGGGGAGTTCTGGGTGCGCTTCCTCCCGCTGTGCGTCGTAGAAGTCCCGGGCCAGGGAGGCGGCTTCCGCTCGCCTCCGCTCGACCTCGGGATATAGCAACGACAGCAGAGACGACCAATCCCGGTGGGACAGTTGAGGTCTCTGCATGAACTTGGCGAACGTCAGGGTGTACCTAGCGGTCGCGCTGGAGATCAGCGACTGTTTGGCCGCGTACTCCTCGGGGGTCATTTGGTCGCGGTCTTAGTCGGCGGTGTTCCCGTCTTCGTGACCGTCCCGTCCGGTTGTGCCGGATTGGCCCCTGGCTGCCCCGCTGTCGGCTGTTTACCGGTTCCGGGGGTTCCTGTGCCGAGCATCGTTCCGAGGAGCCCCATCGGGTTCTCTTCCTCGTCCCACTGCTCCATCTCCTCGATCTCGATCTCGGAGTAGCCCATGTCCTTTCGGGCACGCTTCTTCGGGATGACGCCGGTTCCGTTGGCGTAGAGCTTGCTGGCGGCGTCCGCCTTGGCGGCGTACGTCGGGGTCGACGGATCGGCCCAGATCGACTCCATCCGGTAGTAGTCCGGAGGAAGATCGCCGCCCTTGATGACCATGTAGGCAATTCGCATCGCCTGCTCCCAGGCGCCGCCGAAGAGGCGGTTCTTCATCTCGACCTTCTTGACCAGCCGGGACTCGGACGCCTTGATGGCTTCGGCCGACGCCGGGTTATCCGCGCTGGTGGACAGGTACTGGGGAGGCAGGCCGGTGTACGCCGCTGCCTTGCGGTCGAGCTCGTCTAGCGCGTCCACGAAGTTCCGCAGCTCCGCTGCGTCGAACTGGTACGCCTTGCCTTCGGACTGCTGGAACGCCAGCATCTTCGCTAGGTAGGCGTCGTAGTTCACCTGGCCGGTGACGGGGTCTACACCGATCTCCTGCGGCTTCAAGCCGAAGAACACCCGGAGCGGGACGCCCATCAGCTCGGCGGCTGCCTGCATGAGTCCGAGGACTCGGGCGGCTGCGTCGGTGACGGCTCGTAGCTCTGGGCTGATCTCCGAGGTGCCCGTCTTGTCTGAGCCGCGAGTGCGGTTCAGGATCGGGACAACTGGGACCAACTCCAGGCCGGTGTTGATCGTCGGACCCTGGACCCACTCTCCTTCGATCTTGTCGAACGGGATCGTCTGACCGGGGATATACAAAGTGCAGGAGACGATTTCGCTGCCATCGGCGTTGTAGATGGCCCGGATCGCCTGCGAGACACGCTTGGTCTTGTTGTCTATGTCGGCGTACAGCGCTGTCGGCGGCTCCACCCGGATGATCGGGACCTCGGGGTCGACGAACAGGTCAACCTTCGGGTCGGGCGCCGAGATGGTGATGTAGGCCCGGCCGTACATCAGCGCGTCGGTGTGGCCGAGCGGCGCCTCTACGTCGAGATCATTGGCCTGCCACCAGTCCCAGAGCTCGTCGTCGGCGGTGTCGGCCTTGCCGAGCCGGAAGCCTTCCAGCGATTGGCGTTCCGCCACCGCGTCGACATACAGCCGTGGGTATCCGACGGCTGCGAATAGCTCGCGCAGGTTCTGCGGCACGGCCGAGGCGATGGCCTCCGGCCGGCGGTCGGCGTCGTAATACTCCCGCGACTCCTTCAGCGCGGACTGGGCCTCTTCAAACTTGCCGAGTAGCGTCTCTCGTGCTGCTACCGGGTCGATCTTCTCTTGTGCTGGGGCTGTCATCGGCGGATCACCACCGCTCCTCCAGTTCTGTGTTTCTTCGACATCAGGTAGTCATGTCGAGCTCCGAAGGCGAGCACAGCGCACACAGCAGCGTCGATCTTCTTGCTGGAGTCCTTGCTGGCCTTGCGGATTGAGATGGTGTCCCACTGAGTCGGGTGACGGTGGGCGTGTGTGATGTGTTGTCGCAGTGTGGGATTGGAGTCGTGGAACAGCTCCCGTTCCAGGACGGCGTCCAGGAACCGTTCGCAGTCGAACGAGAACCGCTTGGACTGGCCGCGCATGTCGAACGCGATCGGGTTTCCGGGGGAGGCCACTACTTGGATGTCCCGCTTGAAGTCGGTGCTCCACTGGTCGACGTACGACTCAAATTCCTTGACGTCAGCGCGGAATGCCACGACGTCGTACCGGACGAACATCGAGCGGACGACCGCGTCGACATCGGCCTTCGGTACCTCGCCGTCGGGGAAGTCATCTGGGTTCCATGCCTTGATGAGGAACAGGACTCCGTCGTCGACCCGGCACGCCACGAGGGCGGTCCAGTCGTTGCTCTTCGAGCCGTCGAAACCGAGGGTGATCCGGTCGCCCTTCTTGAGAGCGAACATCGGGTCGGTCAGAGCCAGTCGGTCCCACTCGATCGACGAAATCCACGCGTCTTCCGACGCGTTGACCTGGTTGAGGAACTTGCGTCGGCTCTCCGTGATCGAGTTCTTCGTGTTGAGAACGGATTTGATGATCTCTTCGATCGGGAGCCAAGTGGAATCTCCACGGGCAACCAGCAGCCCTTGGCGTAGCGCCTCAACACCAGCCTCGTATCCATCGGGGTCTTCCTTCTGAGACGGAATCTCGGACACCGGGGTATCGGCGGGCGCTTCGAGCGCGTCGTACATGACGCCGACGTCCACGGCGGCACCGGAGAGGACGTCCATCGCGGTGTCGTGGTACTTCTCACCGACGGTGTCGTTGCCGGGGATGTGGGCGTTGCAGATGGAAAGCGTTCTGGCGCTCGGGATTTTGGTGATGTTGCCTTCGATGCACTCTTCCATGCCCCAGCCGTCGTTGGCTGTGCCGTCCGGGCCTCGGCCCCACCACTGAATCTCGTTCTGCACGACGAACGTCGGGCGGTTGCCCTCCATCGACGCGGGGGACGACGTGGCGGCTTCGATTCGTCCGCCGGCCGACGAGTAGATGAGGTACTTGTTGATGTCGAGGCCGTAGTCCCGCTTCAGGTCCTTCGAGCACATCACCGGGAACAGCGAGAACGTGTTCTTCGTCTGGTCCTGGGAGACCGCCGCGCAGGTGACCCACGCGGCGTGGGCCGACTTGCCGACCGGCTCGCCGCTGCGGCTCCAGTGTGAGAAGCGAACTGGCCCACAGAGTTCCGCGAGCGCGAGCGCCGCAGTCAGCGGGTCCTTACCCCAGCCTTTGAGCCGGCGCAGAACGCCGGACGAGTAGACCCAGGTGCCGTCCTCTTTGATGGCGTACCACCAGAGGATGAACCTGGCCTGCTCTTTGGTCGGGACGAACGCGTTGGTCCGCAGGCCTGCTCGAAGCAGGAACTCCATCGTCTCGGGGTCGTTGCCGCCGGATGGTGAATTGACGTACTGCGCAAGCCAATTGAGGACACCCCAGCCGAGGGTGTGCTCGGGGAGGTGCCAGGAACCGTCGGGGTTCTTCTGCCACGTCGGTCCGTAGATGTGAGGGGGGTTGGGTAGGGGTTCCACTCAACCTCCCTTCGGATCATGTCAGTGGATAGCGAGACGCCCAGTCACGGACGTGCTGAATTGCCAAGTCCAAGTAGGTCTTTCCCGGCCAGACCTCGCGGAACTCGTATTGGATGTGCGGTGCAGTTCCTTCGGAGACGAACTGAGCGGCGATGCCCATCGCTCGGAACGCGGCCAGGGGATCGAGTGCGGCTTCTCCGAGGATCACCGGAATCTGTTCGCCGATGCGCTGAGCCGTACCAAACGGATCGGAGAGCTGGAAGCCCGAGACGATCTCGTAGGCGGTGTCCATGATGTCCCCGATTCGGTTGTCGGGAACCGAGGTGTACATGTCGCCGGGAGCGGCCAGCCAGCAATGGCGGTAGTCGCGGATGTCGCCGTACTTCCAGGTCGAGATGCCGCGTCCGGGGCAAGGGACGCCCTTGTAGAACGCCCCGCCGGCCGGGCGGGTCGGATCACCGATGGAGAAGGAGCAGAGATAGTTGTCGGGGAAGTTCGTCAGGAGCCACTTCCGGACCCGCGCAGCGGCGACGGCGCCGGCCGAGTAGCCGCCGACGATGATCTTCCGCTTCGGGTTCAAGTGGAGGGCGTGCATGATGATTCCTGTGGCGTCCCACACGGCCTCGTCCACGGCTCGTCGCATCGACTTGCCGCCGAGACCGTTGGCGGCACCCACAGGGATGCCACCCATCGTCGCGTCGAACTCTGGGTTGATCTCCTCGACGATGTCCGAGACGCCTTGGCATACCCGAGATACGTAGTCCTGGCCGATGATCCCTCCGGTACCCCGGAAGACGATCGCGAGGTGACGCTGGGTCACAAGCCGAACACCTTGTCTCGGAGGGTCTTGCCCTTCGACGGCCACGCGGGGTTACCCGGGCCGTGCTGGTCGCAGAGGTACCTGAGCATGTCGTCGGTGGAGGCGGTCGCAAGCCACTTCTGGTGCTTGGCGATCGGGTCTTCCTCCTGGGCCGGCGGGGCGCCGGGGAGACGCCAGCCATCCTTGATGACGGTGTCCCACTCAGCGACGTAGACGCCGCCGTATCCGAAGTCGGGGTTGGACTTCCAGCCACGCTGCTTCTGGAGCACGGTGGCCGCGTCCCGGGTGGCTGCGTCCCACCGCTTCGTGGCCGGCAGGCCGAGGGCCTGCTGCCAGCGGCCGAGGCCGTCCTTCCAAGACTGGAGGTCGCCTGCGTACTCACCGGAGATGCAGTAGTCCGGGCCGTCCAGCGGGCCGTAGCAGTAGCCGGCGGGCAGCGGGAAGGCGTCGGGGTCGACGGCGCCGTTGCGGCGGAACGTCGAGAAGCCGTCAGCGCGAATCTTGCGCTTGATGAAGTCGTTGCACCGTGGGCGGTTGGCGTATGTGCCGTAGCCCATCTGGAAGTGCATCGAATCCTTGGGCGTATCCCAGTCGTTGGCCCAGAAGATCATGTTCTCGTAGAACGAGAGCAGCTCGCGGACCGTGGCGATCTCGGTAGGGTTGTAGCCGGCGTAGGCGTTGCCCATCGGGTGCTGGTTCCAGTTGAGGTCCATCGCCGTGCCACCGAGGTGGTTCGACGTGGCCACGGAATTCGTTGCGGTCCAACCGCCTTCGTCAGCGCCGACAGCGAGCGGCTCGACGAACGCGTTGAAGTCGGCCGCGAACGCCTTCATGATGGTGTTCGGGATGCCGCGCTGGAGCGGGATGCGGATCGACGTGCCGGGGATCGGGTTGCTGTCGCAGTCCGCTGCCCCGCACGAGGGCCAACCGTTTTCGGTAATCAACTGTGCTCCAATGAGTTTGGGAATGAAAGACCCCGCCGTACCGAGACGACGGGGTGGGTGTAGACCTGGAGGGATTCGAACTCTCACTGACGTGTTCCTAAGACACGTGCCTCTTCCAATTGGGCTACAGGTCCTGGTCGGGGCTTGTTTTTGTCGTCGCTTACCCCGTTGGTTCTGACGTTTGCCGGGCGCTACCCGGCTGCGAGGAGGGTGGAGGTGTCGAGCCCCGGCGCGTATGCGTCCCACGGTTTTCAAGACCGCTTTGTCCAGCCAACGAACGGCACCCTCCTTGTGCGGGGGCTCCCCTCTCACATAGGGGACCGCCCGCTTGGTCTGGATGAGAGGATTCGAACCTCCGACCCCTGGCACCCAAGGCCAGCGCTCTACCAAGCTGAGCTACATCCAGAAGGGACGCCGACGAATCGGCGTCTGACCCACGTTCATCACGTGGGCGTGGTAGACCCGTAGGTGGGTCAATCCGTTTGTGGGGCTAGAAAACCCAGGTCAGGCGCATGTACGAGGGACCGCCGTTGCCGCCCGTGCCTCCCGGCGAGAGTCCGCCACCGGCACCTCCGCCGCCACCACCGCCGTAGCCGGTGGCTGTGGCTCCGTTCATGCGATCAAGTGTGGATACGTTCATCCAACCGCCGCCGGCACCGCCTCCCGGCTCACCCGGGATAGGGGCTCCTCCGGACGTCGCAGCCGCCGAAGCGGATGCGCCGATGCCTCCGGCACCGTTTGGTGTGGAACCTCCGTTGCCGCCGGCCGTGGAGGCAGAGTTCGATGTGTTGCGGCCGGTACCTCCGCCGCCGCCGCCCGCTCCACGGTTGCTGAGCAGGGCGTCCCCGCCGTTGTTGGTGGCCGTGGTAGTGCCCGCGCCTCCGGCGCCGCCGGCTGAAGTTCCTTGAGCGCCAGGTCCGGGACCTGCGGAGGGAGTAGAGCCGCTACCGCCAGCGCCGCCGTTGCCTCCGGATGCGCGGATAGTCGTTGAGCCGGAAGTGAACACGGCGTCTCCGCCAGCGGTGCCGGCAACGCCGGTCCCTGCGCCAGGTGCGCCGCCTACCCCTGCGGCACCGACGGTGACGCTGAACGTAGAGCCGAGTGCTTGGACCGGTACGAACTGGTCGACCAGGTTGCCCCCCGCACCGCCGTCTCCGCCGCTGCGGACCACGGAGGTTGCGCCGTCATTCCGGCCACCGCCACCGCCGCCTCCGGCGCCGATGCCCCGGACCCAAACGCCTTTGACCCCGGCGGGTCTGGTCGCTCCGGTCACGCCGCCGCCAGCGGCGACGGTGTATTCGGTGACGGTCACGCCTGGGAAAGTCGATGGCTTGTTGGTCAGCAGGTTCCAGTCGGTGGGGCCGGCCGGGCCGGTGGCACCGGTATCGCCCTTGTCGCCTTTGTCACCCTTCAGGCCCTGGGCGCCGGTATCTCCCTTGACACCCTGGATTCCTTGGATGCCCTGGATACCTTGCTCGCCCTGGTCACCTTTGACGCCCTGGATACCTTGTAGGCCCTGGACGCCCTGGGGGCCTCGGAACGGAACACCGCTGCCGTTGGCGGGGAACCCGTCGTCGTAGAAGTAGAGCTTGCCGTCGGCGTTGACGATCCACGCCTGCCCGTTGACCGGGCTCAGCGCGGCGAGGTCGGCGTAGGTGGCTACCGAACCTTCGATGTCGAGCGATACGCCGGGCTCACCCTGAATGCCTTGGAGCCCTTGGATTCCCTGCTCTCCCTGGTCGCCCTTGATGCCTTGGACGCCCTGAATTCCTTGGATGCCTTGCTCACCCTGTGGGCCTGTCTCGCCCTGCGGCCCGGTGAGGCCGGGCAGCCCGGGGAGCGGGATGAGGTAGCCGGTCGGCCGTTCCATCGAGCCGATCAGGCTCCCAGATGGTTCGGCGGCGTACGAGACGGCCGGAAGTCCCAGCGGCGGGAACCCCCTCAGCCTCACTGCTGGACCACCGTGATGCCGCGAGCGATCGGGTCGCCGCCGGCCGGCTCGCCGTCAGCGAGGAACACGAGCTGCCACTTCGTCCGTGGTGGGACCGTGTCGACCTCGGTGGACTCGACCTTGATCGAGGCGAGGTCTCCGGTGATCTCAAACTGCCACTGCTTCTTGGGCGACCCGAGGTCGAACTCGAAGTACAGGTCGCCGGGTGGGAAGTCGACCGGGTTTCCGGCGTCGTCGAGCGGTTGGAAGTTCCACTTGAAATCCCGACCTTTGGTCAGGACGAGCTGGTTGACGTCCAGCTCCAAGCCAATGGTGGCCATGAATCTCCTTGTGGCGGGCTGCTACCCGGCCGGGGGAGGCGGAAAGGAAGAAACGCCTCAACTGCCGGCCGGGGAGCCCGGGTCTTGGGCGCCGGTTAGGCGCCGAACTGTTGCTTGAAGTAGTCGGACATCTGGACGACCTGTGCGCCGTCCGGGTTTCCGTTCTGCCGCTCGATCTCCATGCGGACTCGGCGGCGGTCGCCCTCGGTGACGAGGAGCGTCGAGAGCATCTGGTTCAGCACCTGAAGCTTCATCACGGAGATGGGGGCTCGCTCGCCGGCTTGCTTGCCCGTCTTGTAGCGGGCCGTGAGCATCTCGTTCATCGCCAGCATCGCCAGCCTGGCGTGCTGCCAGTCGGTCGGCTCGAAGTAGCGAGCCTGGCCGGAGTCGATCATCGCCTGGTAGTAGTCCTGCACCAGCGGGTGCAGCTCGTCCACAGGCAGGTCCAGCTCGGGGACCTCAACGGTGCCGATCGCGGTCACCTTCTCGACCGGGATATCGGTGGCGTTCCGGCGGATGCGTTCGTCGGATCGCTTCGGGATGGGACCGGTGCTTCCCAT